CTGCAGGTCATCGGTGGTGGCACTGCACTGACGGAACGTCAAAAGGAAAAAGTCCGCTACTACATGGAGCACATGGGCTGGGCCGTGGGCGCGGTCCGGAAAGTCAAATCTGGGAGCTCTCGCAAGTCTTTGCGCGGCTTTTCCAGACAGGTGTAGTCAAATCCGAAAATCTGAGCCCTTGGGAGAGTAGGTCTCAGCGCGACGGTGTAGTCATTTGTAGTCATGGTGTAGTCAGCCTCAGCCCTTGGGAGAGTAAGGTTTATATGATATTGACTACATGACTACACCTATATATAAACTATAAACTTAATAATAAGGGGTGTGGTCAGGTGGGATATTTATAAAATGTTGCAGAAGGTGTAGTCATGTAGTCATTTCGCCAAATCCCTTGGGAGAGTAAGGCGGAAGGTGACTACAGGGTGACTACAATGACTACACCCAGGAGAGAAATGATGGTAACACAAGCTCAAATCTCACACGATTTTTACCAACGCGTCAGAGAAAATGCTGCCAAGCGGAAACATAAAGCAGACTACTTTAAGCCTTTTTGGAAGACTAAAAAAGGCCATTGGAAGTTGATCTACCCTGACATTGATGACATCGAAGGCGCTAACTGCATGCTGACGGTACAATGTCTGGATTGCGGGGTGGTCATCATGAGAGACGCGCGCCGCTGGCTGGTTGATAGGAATCAACGCGGATGCAAAAATTGTCGCGCCCATAGTCGCGTGGTTGAAAATGCCAAAGCGATAGAAGCACGAGGCTTTAAAGTCTTATCGACAGACAAATTTAAACGCAGTCATAGGGTTTACACGATAAAACACCAAAAGTGTGGGCTGGTCTTTGAACAGTTGGATTGCAATCTTAAAAGATGGATAAAGAATGGGGCCAAATGTCCAGGATGCTTAAATAAGGACCTGCCACTGAATGCAATTAGGATCCGTAAGGCACGCACCGAGGGCGGAATGACATACTCAGAGCTTGGCAAAAAAGTGGGTTACAGCGGGAGCAGAGTTAAAAACATCGCCAATAACGTTAGTTATAGCGAAGAGGTGGCTAAGCTTATCGCCGACACCGCTGAAAGAATGGTGAAGGATAAAAAATGACAAAATGGATTGAAAGCATCGAAAGCCCGGTGGTCTGGGCGGTGATGGTTGAGATTGATGGACGGCTGCAGATGTGCAGAGCTGGCAGTCATCCGATGATCTACGTTAGCCAGGGCACGGCACGGGCTCAGATGAGACGTTTGAAAAATGAAGGCTGGGAACGGCCGTTAAAAATCATTCGCTATACTGCGGATTCAGAGATTTTAAACTGGAGGGTTTAATCATGGACTATTTTGAAACGCAAGACAAGCAGTTAGGCCACGCACTGACCATCGATGAATTTGTTAAGGTATTTAACGCTATTTCGCGAAAGCACAATGCTGAACACGTAGGTGGAAACTGCCTTTCCATCCATGAGATTGACACCGGGCATGAAGTTGCGTCGCTGTATGATGACGAGCAACTTTGGACTTTTGTCAATCAAGGGAGCTTCACCTGGCAAGAGTTAAGACTGATGTCAATGGTGGCAGCTAATCTGCCAGAGTTTCGGGGAGGAATTAATTGACTATGGACCCTGACAGCAGAAACTTTTTTCAGCTCAAAGAATGGTGGGAGAAATACGGAAACAAAAATATTGAAATTTGGAGAGATTACTTTGGATATGTCCTTTTCTGTGACATTGAGAAAGGACGCATAGTGGCAAGAATCATGAACTTAGGTGGCCCTTGGTTCTTTAAAGCTAATGTGCCCACCCTTCCTTTCACCAAAGCAGAGGAAAGACAGATTAACAGGTTTGTGGCAACCAGTAATGCCACAATTTCGGGGAGGAATTAACAATGACTAAACCACTTACCTATAAAGAATTTTTCGAAGAATTTAATACGGTTTCCTTTAACTATTACGCCTTTCGCTCAACCATAACCCCAGCGAAAATCGTCGACAAAGAGACTGGTGAGGAGGCGGCTCAACTTTGCGATACTTTTTTTTGGATCTTTTTCAGACAGCCAATTTTTGACTATGATGAGATGACGCTAATGGCAAGATTGGCGTCTACTTCACCAGAACTTCGGGGAGGGATTAGCAATGACTGAGACACTTATCTGCCACGACTTCGAATTAGCAATGGATAAGACACTTACCTGTCACGATTTCTTCGAGAAATTCAACGCGGCTTCCCAAATCTATCATGCTGGCCGTTCTACCCAGGGGCCGGTGGACATCGTCGACAACGAGACTGGGGAGCTGGTGGCCCAGCTTTGTGCCAGCGTTTGGATCTTCTTCAAACAGTCGGCTTTCGTGCCCGATGAGATGACCTTGATGACACGGCTGGCAGCTACTTCGCCAGAGCTTAGAGCAGGAGGAGACAATGGACGAGACTAAGACTATCAAGTTAATGGACCTAGCCGGGAAACTGGGCCTTGTCCTGGGGCTTAACCCGGTCTGGAAAGATGGTTACGTGATTTACAGCGATGGAGAAGACTGCGCTTATACCGAGCTGATGCTGGATATCTGTACTGGCCGCTGGCAGATCTTCACTGACGAGTGCGGAGTGCTTTTCCTGTCCAAGGAAGCGATAGCGCTGATGGGCAAGATGAGCAAGATTGGGAAAGGAAAGGAAGAATAAGCGTTGGGAAGAAGACGGAAGGACAAGCTGGTCGATTACTACGATCGGTGGATTAAGGTCTACAAGGAAAACGATGTGAGAGCTGCTACTTACCAGAAGTGGCAGCTGTCTGGTACCTGGATCAAGAGAATTGCTGGCGACATGGTCTTGCAGCAGATGACGCGAGCGGACGTGCAACAGATTGTTAACGAGTATGGGAAAAAACATACCTACCAAACGACCAAGGACTTTATGCGCCAGCTCCTCGCTCCATTGCGAGACGCTTACCACGATCAGTTAATAGACATCGACATCACCTATCGCGTGAGAGCTACCAGCGATATCAAAGATAAGCCAAAGAACAAATGGATGGAAGCGGAGGACGCAGCCAAGCTGTCCAAGGCACTGGAAGATGACGACTGCGTGCTGAGCCATCTCTGCAACCTGCTGTTAAAAACCGGCCTGCGCTATGCGGAAGCATTAGGCTTGACACCGGTTGACATCAACTCGGAAGACCGGACAATCACGATCAACAAGACCTACAATCACAAGAGAACTATAGGTGAAGCTGAATTCATGCCGACCAAGAACAAGTCATCAATGCGGACAATTACGGTCGATATCTTGACCTTGCGCATGCTGCAGGCTGACGCCAAGGACGTGCCTGATGGAGAGCCGATCTACGTGACAAGATACACGGATGAGCCGACTCCACCAGGCACAAGGCCCCGGACTACCAAGACGATCTTTAATTCGACGGTCAACAATTTCCTGGCCCACAAATGCAAAGAGCTTGGCATCCCGGCCATTACAGTCCACGGTCTGCGTCACACGCACGCATCCCTTCTGATCGCCAGTGGAGCGAGTGTTCAGTATGTAGCCGAACGACTTGGACACGCCAACACGGAAACCACGCAACGGGTTTACATCCATCTTCTGGACAAGCGAAGAAAGGCGGACGAGCAGAAGATGGCTACGGCCATGATGGAATTGGGGGCTTAAAATGCAGCTTGATGTTGAGACAGTAAACAAAATTCTTGGAATTGATGATGCGTACAAGGCACCAACCAGACTGATGGAATTGATGATGGATGCCCACAAGCGAGAAGATACGTTCAAAGCTTTTTTAAAGATTGATACAGACTTGTCATTTGACTGGTTCCATCAGTATTTCGAAGAAGAGCAGGCCCAGCGAAAGACGAGAAAGCAAGATTTTACACCAGATAGTGTGTCCACGTTACTCCAAGCTCTTGTTGGGGAAAGAAGTGGCAGCTACTATGAGCCAGCTGCCGGCACCGGAGGATTAATGATCAAGCGCTGGGTTCAAGACAGAGCAACTGACCCAGTTACAGATAACGGCAAGCGGCCAAGTTGGATGTCAATCTTAACGTATGATCCACGACACTACTGGTATCAAGTTGAAGAAATGAGTGACAGGGCACTACCCTTCTTGCTCTTCAACATGTCCATTAGGGGAATGAATGGCGTGGCCGTGCAGTGTGACTCGCTGACCAGAGTTGGGCAAGCGGCGTACTTTGTACGCAATGATAGTGACAATTATTTGGGCTTTAGCGACATCTATAAACTGCCTAAAAATGATGAAGTATTGGATTTCTGCCAATTAGAAAAATGGAAGGACGCAACGAAGGAGGAACAATAATGGGAACCTGTATCTACACAACCGATGGAGACTGGATTCGCACGTCAGTGCCATACGAAACAATTAGAAACTGGCTACTTCTTGAAAGACCATTGGTCAAGCCATACATTGAAGTCCCTGGAGTTAAGGGGGGCACCTATTTAATTAAAATCAGCAACATCACCTGCATCGAGCAGGAACTGCCAGGAAATCGGGAGGAAAAGAAATAATGCTTCAAACTAGAATTTACCTAGTAACTGGGTTTCATGTTGACGTTCAGGAATCGGTTGAAGAAGTGACAGAACTGATGGTGCATTCAGCCCAGGGGTGGTTTATCGCTATGACGCTGGAAAGCGGAGAGACTGTGCACTTTATGCGTGATCATATCGTTTATTTTACAAAGTTCTAATCATGAGAGAATCAGACATTCAAAAGCTCGCCATGGTGGCCTTGACTAAGGCCGGGTGCAAGGTCTTTCGGGCCAATGCGGGCAGGTTTCTCAGCCTTGACGGCCAGCACGTCATCCAGGGACTGCCGAACGGGTTCTTTGATCTCTTCGGGTTTAAGACTGATGACCACCAGGTGTTTTTTATCGAAATGAAAACTAAGACAGGTCGACCGCGTGAGAGTCAGAAGCGCTTCCACAAGATGCTCACTGATTGCGGTGTCATCCATGGGATTGCCAGGTCCCCTGAGGATGCAGTAAAGATTGTTAGAGAGGAGCTGATTGGATATGGCTTTTGATGGGAAAAGCCTCAACAAACTCAACGGCTGGTGGCATGTCAACGGGAATCCAGCCATTGACATCTGGCTTGATTATGACGGAGAGCTGGTCTTTTACGACAATGACCAGGTAGAGCGCGTTGCACGAGTAACACGACCAGATGACAGGCCATGCCACCTGGACTATGATCCAAAAAACAGCCCTTTTACTGCGGCTGAGCATCGTCAGATCGCCAAGTTTGTGAGGAAAAATAATGCAAAGTTTTACGATTAGCTTAAGTTGGGGACTTTGGATCCTGGTTACGATCTGGCTGCTTTTAAAGCCCAGCTGGCTTAACTTCGCGACTTGGTTAGCGCTTATGGCGATTAGCTTCACCAGTATTTATTTAGCGGGGTGACATCATGGAAATTAAACATTTTTGCCCGACGAAGTACGGGCTTGAAAGCAGACTGAAACTTAAGGAAAACACGCCAGCGCCAATCGTGCGCTGGGTCGATGCCCAGCCAATAGCGGTTTACGGTATCGAACGCAAGATTGATGGATTAGAAATTGTTGTCAGCAAGCGGGGACGGCGCAAGCTCATCCCTTGGTGCTGGATTACAGGTTTAAGACAAGCGGGGCGTAATTATGGACAACCGTTGTGAATGGTGCGGCACTTACATGGAAAAGGGCGACTCGTGTTATAGCTACGAGGGCTATGCCTTTTGCTCATATGAGTGCGCAACAAACTACATTATGTCGGAAGTGGATTTAATCGAATTGGTAGTAGGGGAGGATGACAGATATTGAGTTACGGTTACGAAGTTAAGTCAACTGGCCAAGGTTATCACGTGGCCAAGTCGGGGTTTGACCTGATGATCAGCAGGGAGTTTCTCCGCGCGGTGGATTACACCGAAATGCGGAAGATTGAACTGGTCATGCGTGACTTGATGAAGGAGGTGGAGAAACGTGCTTGACGATGGAATCGCGCTGAGAACCGAGCCGGATGCTCACTGGAGAGTAACGCTGAAAGTTATCGGTCCTTTCGACAACGATGTCGTGCTCCACTGCTACAAGCTCAAGTACGTTAAGGACAAGGGTATCGTCGTAAGCGGGTACTCAACTCCTTATTACGAAGAGTATGACGGCAAAGACATCTTTGTCCCTATGACGACAATCTACACGATAGAGACGGTAGTTACCTCCGAATATGGAACAAAGACAGAAAAACTCTGCTTCGACAGCACTTGGAAAGACGAAGAGGCTAGAATGTTCGACCGGATGCGAAGAAGGGTGTGGCATGATGACGTTCTTTAAAGAATTTTGTGCAGCGGTTGGCTTGTCTTACATGATCACCTTGGCAATCGATGGAGCCGTTGCTTTTTGGCAGAGGCATAAACGATGACTGAGCATGATCCGGCCTACTATGCTGAGCTTAAGGCCTATCAAGAGCTTGCATGGTGGTCAGTACACTACCTGGCGATCATCGCTCACGAGCACTACGGTTGTAGCTTAGCTGAGATCAAGCCGCTGGAAGAAGCTGAGCGGGCAATCTGGGACTTTACCTTTGACTTGGGCAAGAAGCTGGTGGCTGAGCATCCGGATAATCGTCGGGACTGGCTGGACATCTTCTATGGCGACATCCAGTACTGGCAGCAGTGTGGGCCAGTCTACTGGGAGAAACATGCCAAGCTTGACGAGGCTTTTGACCGCGTAAGACGGGAACTTTTGTAAAGGAGGAGACAAATGGGTGAGACGCAACTTGCTCTTTTTCCGGAAATCGATGAGCTGGCTACGGCCAGACGGGTGCGCTTGTTCTTTGATAGAGACCTTCCCAGACTACTGAACCGGGCTGGGCGGTCGATCACCGACCTGACCTCTCCCCAGCTGGATGCCGTAGGCGGTGGTCATGGGAGCTTTAAAAACAGCCAGGAGGCCATGATTATTGACCACCTGGATGCCATTGAGCTCTATAACTCGTTGGTGGATGCGGTCATCAAGTCGATCTCTCTGATGCGCGACAGTGATGGCTACCACTTTCACAAAACGCTGCTGGTCGACTGTTACATCAAGCGCGTGCGTGACATCGAGGAGATGGCCAAGCTGGGCATGAGCGACTCCCCGATTACGGTTCACAAGCGTGAGGCATGCGTGGAATTTGCCGAAATCTTTGACTCGGTTAAAGCTCAGATGGGGATCCCTGCCAGTGCGGTTCCGGTAATGACAGTGTTTAGGCAGTAAACGGCCTAACATCAAGCGCCACAAGGGCTGAGCGATGGTTTATTATGATAGTGTCGTAAAGGCAAGAAAAAACTCCTATAAAAAATCAATTATTTACTCGCTGAGCCGCGAAGACGCTAGACTGGTGCGAGTCCAGTGCTCAGTGATTGCCAGGGTTCCTTACATCCTGGCAAAATGGGAAATGTTCCTTTTCCAATTTTTTAGCAAAACCGAACTCTGGCGGAAAACGGAGCGAGCGCTTTGCACATTAATTTTTTATCCCAATCCAAGTGCCTGCAAAGAGAAAATCAGTCAAGCAGCAGATCATTAAGACTTTTTCCTCCTTCGAAGAGCAAGAACAACGTTAACGAAAGTGTGGTTTTTATCTCTTTGCAAGCGCGGCTCTTACGGCTAATAGCACGGTTCGACTCCGTGCGAGAGCTTTAGCCCTGCGATGACCTCTATTCGCTGGACGGTGCCTTTCTAACGGAGAGCCTTGGTATCCCTACGGGGACCAATGCGGGGCACTTAAAGCGCATGGTGCGAGCGGGGCATGAGCTTGGCCGTTTTGATGATAGCGACGGCACAGCGCTTCTTCTACAGTGACACGTGCGAGGAGCAACAGCACTGACTGGGTTCGACTCCCGGCAGTGCTTTTTTATATTCGAAAAACAACAAGGAGGTGAGCAGCGTGGCCAAGCACAAGATGACGGAACGCCAGAAGCGATTTGCGGACAACTACCTTGAGCTTGGCAACGTTGCCCAGTCTGCTATCAAGGCGGGCTACTCGGAGGCTTTCGCAAGAAACGGTGCTGAGAAATTACTTGTAAATACGGGTATACGAGCATACCTGTCAAAGCGGATGGAAGATCTGAAGGTTGACAAGAAGAGCAAGATAGCCAGCCAAAAAGAAGTGATCGAGTTTTTGTCACGGATGGTCAGGGGAGAAGAACTGACCAAGCGAAAAGTCTACGACAAGGACATGGGCTGGATTGAGATCACAGAGCCGCCGAGCGAAAAAGGCAAGCTGACCGCTGCATCTGAACTGTTGAAGCGGTATCCAGACAACCCTGAGCTGGTGGAAGCCCAGGTAGCCAAGGCCAAGGCAGATGCCGAAAACGCCAAGGCGCAAGCCGAGCTGGCCAAGGAGAAGGCTGCGGGGGCAAACCTCAGAAACAATCACTCAGAGTCAGAGATGAGTAAGCTGAGTGATGAGGACCTGCGGGCGATTGCAGAGCTGGAGCGAAAGGAGACGGTAGAAGATGGTGACTAGTCTTGACGAGTTGAGCAGTCTGACCAAGCTTAACTTGGCGAAGGCGGCCAAAAGAGAGCTGGCCAGAAGAAACTACGCTGACTACTTCCTGCTGGCTAATCCAAAGTCCAAGCTTTACCGGCACACAAAATTCGTTTGTGAGAAGCTCCAAAAGATCATCGACGGGGAGCAGCATTTTTATATCGTGGAAATGCCGCCGCAACACGGGAAATCCTTGAGTATCACCAAAACCTTTCCAAGCTACTACCTCATGCGGTATCCAAACAAGCACGTCATGGTCAGTGCTTACTCGCAAGACCTCTACACGCAGTTTGCGGCATCAAATCGGCGCAATTTCACAACTTGGTCTAAGCTCTTCGGGTTGAAGACAGGCAAGAACACGGCCAATGAATTTGAAGTCTTGGATCCATCCAGTCAAGCATCCCCAGGATCCTTCTTCGCCACCTCCATGCTTGGGGGTGCTTCCGGTATGCCAGCGGATCTCTTGATCATCGACGACCCGATTAAAAACTCGGAAGAAGCCATGTCTCCGACGATTAAGAACAAAATCTGGAACGAATGGAACATGACCTTCTATCCTCGTTTGCAAAAAGGAGGCTCGGTCATTGTTATCATGACCAGGTGGCAAAAGGACGATCTGGCGGGCAGACTGCTTCAGAGAAGCTCTTTGCCATGGGAGGAGATCAAACTACCAGCCATTGCCGAAGACCTGCCAGAGGGCCAAACGGACGCTATAGGACGCAAGGCAGGCGAGCCGCTCTGCCCCGAGCTGCATGACCTGGATGAGTTGCTCACGCACAAACACGATATGGGCACCCAACAGTTTACGGCACTCTATCAGCAGTCCCCGACCGTTGAAGGCGGGAATTTGTTTAAGCGTGAATGGGTCAAGTACTTCGTTCCTGACCGCCAGACCCAAGCAAGACTTGGCTTGACGGACAAGGAAGCCGTTGTGCAGCCTAAGATCTTCGACGAGCTTGCGCAGAGTTGGGACGCGACCTTTAAGGACGGCGACAACTCCGACTATGTAGCTGGGCAAGTCTGGGCCCGGCGTGATGCTGACTACTACCTTATGGACTGGGTTCATGATCGGCTGAGTTTTGTCCAGACGCTGAGCGCTATTCGCTCCATAACGGCCAAGTGGCCAAGAGCTAAAGCCAAGTACATTGAAGACAAGGCCAACGGGTCCGCGATTATCGACACGCTTAAACACGAGATTGGCGGGATCATCCCCGTTACTCCAGATGGTGGGAAGATCGTCAGAGCATCAGCCGTTTCCCCACTATGGGAAGCGGGCAATGTCTACGTTCCGCATCCCCTATGGAAACCGGGCGTTGAGGACCTGCTGCAGGAAATTTTTGAATTTCCAAATGCACCGCACGACGACTATGTCGACGCCATGACACAAGCATTGAACTACATCAAGAAACACAAAAAAGTCCTGCACCGCTTTGGCGGTAGAGCTTAGAAAGGAGTGATACCAATTGGGCAAGAAAAAGAAAAAGCAGAAAAAGCAAGCCATCGTCCGCCAGGACTTTATGGACTACGACAGCCGGGGGATCACTCCGATGCGTTTTGGCGATACCAGACCGCAGTACTACTCATCCGGCAGCCAAAACTACGCGATGCTGTCCAGTCTTTACCACTCATCTGGGATCGCCAGAAAGATCGTCAGCAAGCCCGCCAAGGACGCTGTCCGCAACGGCTGGAGACTGGTCATTCCGGACGATCCGGAAATGCAAGCGGACTATCAGCAAGCAATGGACAAGCTCAAACTCAAGAAGGTTTTGAGCGAGGAAATCATTTACCAGAGGCTTTATGGTGATGGATACATCACTATCGGCACCAGAGAGCTGAGTGCATCCCCGGATCCCTACCAGCCGATCGACACTGACCACCTGCTAAGCGTGCAGTTTGTCCACGCTTTTGGCCAGACCCACGTCCAGAGATACCAGACAGACGATAATCCGTACTCTGAGACCTATGGCCAAGAGCAGGCGGTGGTCTACTCCTCGACTTCCAGTGGCTACAAGATCGGCCCAAACGGGGAGATCATGCCGACTGGCGATAACGTGTCAACGGTCGTGATTGATAAGTCTCGCTATTTTCACACGTCCTTGGACAAGCTGGAAGACGACGAGACAGGGACGTCGATCCTGCAGGTCTGCTTTGACCAGATCAAGGCTGCCGACACTGCCCTTTACTCAACCGGCAAGATGCTTTTTGAGTACACGCTTAAAAGTTTTAAGTCTGACCAGATGGCCAACGAGGAGGACGAGGATAAGTTCGAGAGCGACTACCACAAGCTGGCGGACGGCATGTCTACTGAGTCCCTGGTCTTGATGGCCAGCGATGAAGATCTGACCAAGATCAGCACCAACGTCAGCGGGATCCAGGCCTTGTACGACTACATCTGGCAGCAGATGGCAGCTGTTAGCGACATCCCTCGCTCCGTCTTCATTGGTGAGCAATCTGGCACTTTAGCTGGTGCATCCCAGGATGTCGTCAACTACTACGACGGCATCAAGTCAATCCAGGAAGACATCCTCAAGCCGCAAATTGAGTACATCGTCAAGCTATTATTCATGTCGTCGCAAGTCTGCGGTGGGCCAGTGGATCCCGACAGCGTCGACTGGAGCATCGAATTTAACCCGCTCTGGAGTGCTGATGACAAGACTCAGAGCGAGACCTTGCTCAACACCGTCAATGCCGCATCCACGGCCGTCTCCGCTGGGATTATTGATCCGGATGAAGGCAAGGCGATGCTGGCAGGTCAGTCAAATAATGCGGTCCAGCCACTCAAGGTTACGGTCGGCGACTCCGTCGATCAGGACACGCTGACCAGAAGCCAGCTTAAGTCCTATCGGCGATGGCTGAAGAAAGAAATGAAGCGATTGGACGATGGCTAAAAAGCTGACACCGGAGGAAGTCCGGAAACTGACGCATGGGCAGCACACGCGCTATCCACGCAAGATTGAAGACTGGTACGCCAATCAGATCAAGGCGTGGGTAAAAGCGTGGCAGAGGATTGCCAGTCATTACATTGACGACTATCTTGCTCGCTATGTCCATGGCGGCAACTCTTTCCTGCAAGACGATGACGAAAAAAACTGGGCTGACGCTTTCGACACCTTTATCAAGGCAATGTCCGCAGCCATTTTGTCCAGTACAAGTGAGCAGGAAGTCAAAACTGCTGTGGGCAAGTTCGTAAAAGCTGTGGATAACTTCAGTTATGCGAACGTCAAGCTGCAGGCTGGAGCAGTCGGTTTAAACCCGATCCAGTCTGACGCTGAGCTAGACAGCTACGTCAAGATCAAGCTGGTCGAAAACACGCATTTAGTGCTCAACCTGCGCGACGAGTTTGCGGACAAGCTCCAGACAGATATTTATAACGCCGTCACCAAAGGCGGTGGTGCTGGAGCTGTTCGCGACGCTTTGGTTAAGCGGGCAGGTATGACTCTCAAGCGAGCTGACTTGATCGCTAACGACCAATGTGGCACCATCATCGGCCAGGTCAACGCCTATAGGCACAAAAAGGCAGGCGCTAACCGCTACATTTGGCAATCGCAGGAAGATGAGCGAGTCCGGCCAAAGCACCAAGCTCTGGACCGGACCGTTCAGAAGTACGATGACCCAGATGGCGGGGACGATGGCGAAATGCCAGGTGAGCCAATCCGCTGCCGATGTGTAGCTGACCCAATTTTTGATTAAAAGGAGGCAAAAAAATGGACGACAAGAACACCGAGATTACAACTGACACCACTGTCAAGACTACGCAAGTTACTGACAGCAAGCCTGTGGTAAAGGAAACCGCTCCTACCACTACGATGGGAGGAGGTGAAAACACAAACATGGCAAATAACACTGTTACTACTACCAAGAAAGTTGATCCGAAATTTGAAGGCTGCCAGACCTACACTGTTGCCAAAGGTGACGCATTGGTAGACATCGCCGACAAGTTCGGCGTTGGTCTTAACCAGCTCCGCTACTTTAACGGCGTCCCAAAGGCGACTTTCAAAATTTCTGAAGGTCAAACCATCTATATCCCAAAGGGCGAAGTTAAGGTGCCAGTTGGTGCCTAAAAATGCCCGTGCGTTATGACACTGCGCTGATCAGCAAGATCTCTAAGGACCCTAACACCGGCTTTTTGCACGCGAAAAACGTACCGATTGCCAGAGTTGGGGTCTTTCCATATCGGACAGTTAACGACGATGTCGTGATGGAAGCCAAGCTTCCAACGGAGCTGCTGTCGGACTCAACCGTTGAGTCAGCTAACAATAAGCCGATCACCGACGGCCACCCCTCTCAGCTCGTAACAGCTGACAACAGTAAGGAGCTCATGAAGGGCTTCACCGCTGAAAACGCACACGTTGACGGGGACATGGTCAAGGTGGACATGACGATCACCGATGCCGACCTGATCAAGGAGATTGGGGACGGCAAGGAAGAGCTGTCTATCGGTTTTAAGACCGAAGTCGTGCCCGTTCAAGGCGAGTATCAAGGGATCCACTATGACTCAGTGCAAAGAAATATTCAGATTAACCACGTCGCGGTGGTCGACAAGGGGCGGGCTGGTCACTCAGTCCGGATCACTGGAGACTCCGCGGAAATGGTGTTGAAAGAAAAAGGAGAAAGCATGGAAACCACAAAGGTGATGCTTGACGGTGCTAACGTCACCGTCGCAATGGCCGATGCCGACCAGGTCGCTAAGTCAAACACCGATTTGGCAAGCCTGAAGAAGCAACTGGCCGATGCCCAAGCTAAAGAAAAAGAACTGCAGGATAAAATCGACAAGATCCAAGGCAAAGCTGACGCTGCTGACGAATTGCAAAAGAAGGCTGATGAAGCTCAAGCCAAGGCAGATGCAGCTGACAAGCAAATCGAAGAACTGCAAGGCAAGCTCAAGAGCTACGAAGGCGATGGCTTGGACAAGATGATCGAAGCTAAGCTGGCTCTGGAAAAGGATGCCAAGCCTTTCCTGGGCGACAGCTATGACTTCGCAGGCAAGTCAGATAAAGATATTAAGATTGCAGTAATTAAGGCGATTGATGACGGGTTTGATGCAGAAAACAGATCCGATGACTACATCAACGCCTTTTTTGATGCCGTAAAGGTCAACAAGCCGGTCACGATCGGGGCAAACGCTAAGCCTAAGGCTGATGCACAAGACCCAGCGGCCGAAGCTTTGGCCGCTCGCTACGGCTTGGCAAACAAGAAAGGAGAAAACTAATGGCAATTCCAGACGGAAAGCTCTATGACGATGGCGTCCTTGGTGCTGGTGCCGTTGCTGGCACTGGCCCAACTACCATTAACACGGAAAAGGCTGGCGCCGCTATTGGCTTTGGTTTGGGCGTGGCTTTGTCAGCAGGCAAGGCAGTCCCAGCAACCACTGCGCCAATTTACGGTGTATCAGTACGCAGAAACTACACTGTTGGCTACACTTTGAACGATGCGACCAAGGATGCTGATGCTTACCAAGAAGGCGAAGCAATGGGCGTTCTTCGTGAAGGCTCCATTGCAGTCCAAATCTCCGGCGACGTTGAAGCTGGCGACAATGCTACCGTGGACGCAAGCGGCAAGTTTAAGGAAGCGGCATCCGGTGACACTATCGTCGGCGTCTTCCGGACCACTGGCAAGGCTGGCTCTACTGCTGTCCTGCAGACCAGCTTCCAGTTTGGCACTGCTCCAGCTGCAGCCTCAGCTGGTACTAGCACCAGCGCCGGCATTGGCAAGTAATTAGAAAGGGGAAAATAAATGGCGAATAACAAATCTCTGCTGACCTCAGAGGACTTGACCTATACCGACACCAGAGTCTTTAGTCCAAAAACTGTTACTCTGTACGGCCGTAGTCTCTTCCAAAGCATTTCTGTCCCATCAGCAATGAGAAGCTACCAATACGAAGTAGTAACGACCAGCGGGTCTGCTACTGAATCAGTCGACAAATCAAGCGATGATGGTGGCGTAGACCTGGACGCAAGCTTCGACCAGGTTCCAATCTTTAAGTATTCGACTCACATTGATTACACGGATGAGGAACTGGAAGAAGCTAACGCGCTCACTCTGAGCGGCAAGCCAAACTTGAACGTCTTGAACCTCAAGATTCAACGCGCTGCCCGCAATATCCAAGAGTTTGAAGACAAATTGATTTTTGCAGGTCACGAAAGCACGAACGCAAAGTTTAACGCTTATGGTTTGCTGTCAGACCCAAAAAAGGCAGGCTTTGCATCTCTTGCCAACACCAACGCCTTCGACGACGCGAAGACCACTGGCGAACAAAAGCTGGGCTTTTTAAAGAGTGCTGCTAAAAAGATCACTGACCTGCCAGGCTACATCGACAATAAGCCAGTCCTGCTCTTGGGCAAGGACGCTTATGACGCGCTTGACGTTCGCTACAACGACTACGATGGCACGAGCCTGCTGGACTTGGCAGGCAAGTGGTTCAGCTCAATCCAGCCAATTCCAGAACTGTCAAAGGGTGCAAATGGCTTGGCTGCAGATGCCGGGATCGTCTTGCTTAACGACCCGGATATGTTCGGCATCCCCGATGCACAAGTGCTTTACCGCGTACCTCAAGTTGAATACACCAACGATGTCTACACCATTCGCTACAAGCAGCGTACCGGCGGTTTGGTGGTTCGCTACGCATCCGGTGTCGTCCGCTTGACCGGGATCTTAACCCAAAAGTAGTAAGTAGGAGGCCTAGATCATGACACTTACGGCTTTAACAGACGTGGCTAGAGTCCGGATGTCAGCCCCAACGCTGACGGCCGACATGACTGACGACACGATCAGTGCTTTGATCCAGGACGCAAGCCTTCAGGTGATCGCTGACCGCTTCCCGAAAGCCATTAGAGCTGACGGCGAAGAGTTTGGTATCAGAGAATTGGCTGCTCGCTACTTGACTTTGCACATGGCCACCATGGACTCAGCACAGGGTCAAGGCGTAATACGGGAAAAGGTTGACGTCATTGAGCGTGACTACGCCGACAAGACGGCTAAGGACTGGCTTAATTCGTCAACCTGGGGCCAGATGTATCTGAGGCTGTACTACAAGTACGCTGCAGGTGGGCCACGCCACGTGGTCATCCAGCACTGATGGCTGAGATGAGAGGACACAATGACTGGCCCAGAGTAGTAAAGCAGCTCAAAATTTTGAACCATGCAAAGGTCAGAGTCGGCTTTTTTGGCGATGGCGACAGCGGGGAAACCCTGCTGACTATCGTCAGAGCTAATGAATATGGCGCAGAGATCAGCCCCAAGAAGGGCAAGTTTTTAACCATTCCGACCTCAGCAGTTCCCAGAGGGGTGAAGAGTCCAAAGGAAATCAGCGGGCTTTTTAGACCAAAGAACGCTGACGGAAGCTTGCAAAAGCGACTCGTCAAGCGCGTTAAAAAGGGAAGAAAGTATGAGCTGGTTACTTACTATTACTTAGTCACTCACGTGTCCATCCCGCCTCGGCCATTCATCAGAAATGCCTGGAAAGCCAATAAATATAATTATGAACGAATAATTATGAATGGCGTAAAAGGCATTATTTATAACGGCATGACTGCAAAAAGCGTACTGGAGCAACTCGGAGCAACGGCGGCTGCTGACATCCAGCGAAGCTCAATCGCCTTGCGAAAGCCAGCCAACGCTAAAGCAACTATCGCCAGGAAGAAGTCGACCAACCCGTTGGTTGACACCGGCGAACTCCAGCGCATGGTCACTTACAAGGTCGATCTAGGCTAATCAAAGAAAAGGAGGGAGGAAAAACGTGTATATCAACGTTACTGGCATGCTTTCCAGTTACGGCACGGACATAACCGTCTACAAGCCTGCACAAGCAGAGCGAGTAGGCGGTTTTGATTTTGGACCGTCTTTTGGCGATCCAGAAAACAGGCACGAGCCAGTCCTGCCAGCCAACACGGCCAAGTCAGTCTTGGCCAGCTTTGTAACAGGTGGCCAGGTCGAAGACTACGACTTCGTCTGGCTGTCCACTGGACAGTTTCCGCTGGGCACCAAAGTTGAAGCAAAGACTCAGGGCAAGACCTGCAAGGTCGTCGGCATCGCAAACTACACGGACTACTCCAACCTCTATGTGTACGAATTGAAGGGAGACAGCCAGCATGACCAACAGTCTTCCAGCGATTAAAAACCAGTTCCTACTGGCTTATGCACTTGATCAGATCGTCAAAAAGGCGTGTGGCGTTGAGCTTGTCTATGCCCAGGTGACGGATCAGCAGCCAAAGTACCCGTACATCTCTTACTCGTTTATCACGGCTGAGCAGGAGACCACAGCGGATTGGCTGGGAACTAACCGGCTGATCATCATCAGCCTGCAAATAGACTGTCACTCAGACAATGCGCTCACGGCCTCAGAATCAATCAGAGAGCTGCGAGAGGCACTGATGAGTCCAATCTATCGCGACTACCTCAGAAAAGCTGACATCGTCCCTCAAACGATTTCTGAGACACAAAACCGTACGATTCTGCAGGACATTAACTATGACCAATGCTTCGGCTTTGACGCTGACTTTATGGTCCGTGCTGGTGTCGAACACACGGCAGCCGAGCTGTCACTGGCTGATGCAGAAGTATCTGATCAAGTAATTGAGTCCATCGTCGTTCCGGGCACAACGGTAGACGATGGCAAGACAACAAATATCGAAATTAGCAAAGGAGAAAAATAATGGCTTTATTCGGGCAAGTTTCCGACGTGGAAGTCACCATGACTATCCAGCAACCACAAGCTACTGTCGGCTTGGGGAACATCTTGATCCTCAATCCGGTGGCAGACTTGGGCACTTTTAAGCCGACCGCAACCACTGCGGATGGCGTAATCAAGACCAAGACCGATGCTAGCGGTGCTGTCTACGCCGAATATGGTGCGCTCGATGCAGTCGGCAAGGACTTCACCACCGACTCTGGTGTCTACAAGAAGGCTAACGCTTACCTGGCGCAAGAATTTGCTTCAGACCGTGTCGCAGTCCTGACCTACGCAGCAGGCAAGGGTGATGCCGCTCTGGCAAGTTTCTGGTACTTTAACTGGACTTTCGCAGTGCTGGCATCAGACGCTGATGCTGCAAACATCTCCACTCTGTCTAACGTCTTCGAAGCGCAAAAGGATCACTTCCTGTTCCTGCAGTACTCAAAGATTGACTCAGTGCCTACTGCCGTGAAGTCTCAAAACTACACGGTGGTCGTGATCCATGCAGACGGCGAAGAGCTGGATGCTGCTTGGATCGGCCAGGAAGCATCCCGGACTGTTGGGTCTGTTGACTGGAAGGAATGTGGTCACCTGTCTGGCATCACCGCTGACGACATCACCACTGGTGAGTTTAAGGCCTACCAAGAAGCCCACGCCAATGCCTATGTCAATGTGGGTTCTGGCACTGAAATGACCGAATCAACCACCATGAGTGGGGAGTACATTGACAGTTTGCATGGTGACATGTGGATTAAGTCAAACATCCAATCCGGCCTGCAGGGAATCCTGCAAGCAGGTCCTAAGACAAGCTACGACTCAGCCGGCATCGCTCTGCTCCAGGCTAAGGTCACTGAAGTACTGTCAAACGCCACTGCGCAAGGGATCATCTTGGTGGACGACACTACCAAGCAAGGCGACTTTACCGTCACTGCATCCCCACGCAGTGCTCAATCAGCCGGCGATCTGTCAGCTCGCAAGTACTCTGGCCTCAGCTTTAGCTACCGCCGGTCCGGCTCAATCCATAGCGTAGTAGTCAACGGTGTCGTTAAGTCTGACACCACGACTGACTAGTAGTAGGAGGTAAAACAATGGCTTTAAACGGCAACAACTCACAAACCGGTCTTATGGCTACCTACGATGCCTCAGAAGAAACCCTGGTCATCGATGGGAAGCAAGTCTATGGCTACATGGACGGCCAAAATATGTGTTCAGTTGAATGGGATTCTGACCAGGTGACTGTTTCCCAGGACCCAATGGGCACTACTGTTAAGAACATCAACCACAAGAACGCAGCCACTGCAACGGTTAACCTTAACCAGACCAGTCCTTTTAACCAGGTCCTGACTGACCTCTGCAACCAGCACAAGGACTTTAGTCTTGACTCAAACAATGGCATCGAGCACTGGTATGCGGCTCACTGCTACATCTCAAAGATGGCTGGTGCCACTTCTGGTGACACCTCATCAGTCCGTGCATGGACTATCCACTTGCTTAACGCAACGTGCGAAAGCCTGCTGAGCGACAATCAATAGTCGCCTGCAGCGGCATGATCACTATGTTTAACTAATAAAAACGAAGGAGACAAAAACAATGGCAACTACGAAAGCAACTCAAGCTAAGGAATCAGCAGAAAAGTTAAAGAACTCAACTCTTCCAAAGAGCAAGTTCTTGCATCAGGAAACTGTCACTATCTTGGACGGCACTGACGAAGCTTACGACCTGGTCCTGCAATTCCCAGGGACCGCTAAAGCATCCCGCCTGCGTGACAACAACTTGAACCAGTTCGGGAACTTGGACATCACCGGCTTTATGGAAGATGCCATCAAGCCAGACACTGGGCTGATCGTATCGCCACTGATCAAGTCTCTGGACTTCTGGGACGAGCATGGTGGTTATGACGAAGCAGCTGCAAAGTGTGTAAGCTTTCTTGCAAAAATGCTTGACTAGACACCTCACTGACTACCAAGTCAAAAAGCAAGCCGACGAGCTTGAACTGAAAATGTATCTCATCCAGCACGGTTTCCCGGCTGAAATGGTTGACCATGCCACCGCGGACGAAATCTACGTAATGGTCGAAGTAGCCCATCGCCAAGACAAGCGGGAGCTGGAGCGAGGTCAGATAGCCACCGCAGGTGGCTTGGGCATTGCTTTTGGTTCAGAGTAGCCAGGCGGTGTAGTCATTTTTGGCAATTTTGACGTTTTCGCAAGCCCTACAGCGACAAGGCTTCCGGCGATTCGAAAAAATTAGGTGTAGTCAAATGTAGTCACCTTGTAGTCAGCCTTAGCCCTACTCCCCCAAGGGCTAAGCCCTATATGACTACATGACTACACCATATAATAAATATAAAAATATTTATTATATATAAGATATAAGTAGTATAGAGCAAATAGGGGAACATAATAAGAACAGGTTTATATAAATGTTGGAGAAGGTGTAGTCATGTAGTCAAATCGCTGAATCCCTTGCGGCCGTAAGGCTCAAGGTGACTACAAGGTGACTACAATGACTACACCTGCTTTAGAGAGGAGGTCAGAATGGCTGATAGCGTAAGGCAAGAGGGGTGGTCGTTCAATTTCCAAGTTGACTACACCGAGATCACCAAAGCCAACAAACTGGCGGACAGCTTGATCACCAAGTTTAAGACTCTTGAGCAGCACCTCAAAGGCGCATCAGTTTCAAACAGTCTGCCAAACTCGATGGCCAAGGCGACTTCGACCACCAAGCTGGCAAGCGATGCTGCCAAAGCTTACAAAGTTGACCTGACCAAAGTCGGCCAGGCTGGGAAAGAGGCCGGATCAAAGGCCCAAGCCCACATAGCGGTGGCTAAAGACACAACCCAGTCAGCTACTACTAAGGCAACTGAGTTGGCATCAGCCTACAAGTCAATCGGCCAGTCTGCCTCCGGAATCAATCACACCACCAAGTCCCTCCAGGGCGCCTCAGATGCTGCTAGAGATGCGAAAAATAACGCTGATGGTTTGCATGAATCAATCGGCAAAGGCGCGTCAGCGAGCGAAAATCTGCGGTCTGCGGGTCAAAAAGTAATCACTGTCGTCCAGGGGATTGCCGCGGCAGCTGTCCCACTGGCTGGGATTTTTAAAAAGGCGACTGACGAGGTCGTTGACCTTAAAAACCAGTACTCCATCATCCGAAACTTGATGGAAACTGGCGGCGACAGCAAGGCCACGGCGAATAAATATACCAAGGCCATCGAAAAGGAAAACGAATCCCTCTCAACCAAGTACGGTGAAAACATCAACGACCTGGCCAAGGGTTCCGAAACAATTCTGCGGCGTGGTTACACTGGTGCACAAGACGTAGCTTCACACGAGTCCTTCTTGCAGGCATCAAGAGCGACGGGCGAAAGCTACAACGATGTGGTTAACTACGGCGCTAGTGCCTTGGAACAGTTTGGCTACAAGGCCAAGGCTGGGGACTCCGTCAAAAAGCTGCGCAAGTCAACGCAGACTGTCCTTAATCAGATGTCCTACATCGCGGACGTGGCGTCCGGTTCCATCGGCGGCTTTGGTGAGTCGCTGAAGATGTCCGGGTCCATCTTGCATGGATCCAATCAAAGTCTCTCGACGGCGGTAGCATCTTTGGGTGTCCTGTCCAACTACGGTGAAGAAGGATCGAACGCGGGTACTGGTCTGCGCCGGATCGTCACCTCTTTGATCGATCCGACCAAGGGCGCCAGATCGGCGATGAAAGACTTCGGGCTGACAACGGCCGATCTTTATGACAAGAACGGCCACATGAAACAGCTCGGTGACATCTTTGAGCTCTTTAACAAGGGTGCTAAAGCCAACGGGCTGTCAACCAAGCAGGAAAACGCCGACCTGCACACAATCTTTGGCCAGACTGGTTATAACGATGCTTCTACTCTGATCCGCAACTACAGGCAGGTTCAGGAATACAAGGGCAAAGCAGAAGACAATTCCAGCGGCTATATCGAGAAGCTGTCCGGCAAAAACATGGGGTCAGTCAAAAACCAACTGTCCGTCACCAAGGCCAACCTGGATAAGGTTGAGCGGGAGTTTGCTACTACACTTACGCCAGCCGTTTCCAAGGGGCTCAAGGCTTTAAACGGCTTTTTGAAAAAACTTGCTGATCTTCCGACCTCAGCCAAGAAGAGCATCGCCTACACCACCATGGGGCTTGGCGCTGCTGGCGCAGTCATGGCCGGCAAAAATGTCGTAAGCAACGTTTTTGGCAATCGGAGCAAGCAGATTGCTGAAGCCTTGCAGAGGTCATCGAAAGCCAAAGCTGGCCTGCCTGGCGCAGAGTTGCCGGGATCGCCAGTCAAGACCGGCCTGTCAGCGATCGGCGGTAAGTTGTCTACTTTTGGCCGGTCACTCTATGGCGGTAAGATTGGCGCCAAATTTGGCGGTACGGCCACTGCTACCAGCGGTGCATCCCTGCTTGTTGGTGCAGGCGTAGCTGCATCAGCCGGTTTCGACATCTACAAGGCCGTTAAGTCAAAGTCCGGATCCAAAGCCCAGTGGAAAAACATGGGTCGGGGCATTGGCACCCTGATCGGTGGCGGCATTGGTGGTGCTTTAGGTGGACCGGCTGGTGCTGCTATTGGTGCGACCCTTGGTAAGCTTGCCGGGGGCTGGGCCGGAACCATGCTCAAAAAGTTCAGCAAGACTAAGCTGGGCAAGAGCTTGGGTAAGACCATCACTTCTGGCTTTTCAAGCGTCAAGAAGACCACCAGCAAGACTTTTGGCAGCGTCGCAGCGGTAGCATCCAAGAGCTGGAAGCACATTACCAAGGATGCGTCTCAAATGTCTAAGCGCTTAGGCGCGGACTTTAAGACCATCAGCAAGATCCTGGCGCCAGTCGGGAAGCTGATCACCAAGATCTTTGTCACTGAGTTTTCTACCGCTTTTAAGATCGCAGTCACAGTTGTCAAGACGGCAGTCAAAATCATCGGCGTGGCGATTAAGACAGTGATCAAGGTCGTAACAGACTTGGCTGACTACTTTACAGCCGTGGTTACTGCCATCAATGACTTGGTCCACGGACGTTGGAAGAAGCTTTGGGGAGACCTGAAGGACATCGTCAAGAGTGAGCTCAAGATCGTCGTCGACACAATCTCCGGGATTTTTGACACAATCAAGAATCTTCTGGGCGGTTTGGGCGATGCTGTTAAGTCGCTCTTTTCCGGCGTCGGCAAAGTCGTCAGCCTCTTTGGCGGAAAGAAGGGCAAGGACAAGGGCGGTGCTGGCCAGCGTGTAAGCAATGCAGTCAACTCCAGAGTTGGCGCTAAGGTCAGTGCCAGAGCGACAGGTGGGCCTATTCGACGCTCACAACGTGCTCTAGTCGGTGAAGAAGGTCCAGAGCTTGCTTACACCAAGTACGGCAAAGCGCGGATCCTTGGACTTAACGGCCCACAAATCACTGCCGTTTATAGCGGCGAGCACATCCTTACTGCTAAACAGACAGCTAAGGTTTTAGGCGGCGGTTTAGGCCGCGGGAAAGTGCTTCCTGGTTACGCCAAGGGGACTGGAGAGACTATCGCCAGCTTCGCAGTTGGAACTTCCAGCAGACAATCGGCAGGAAGTTCTACCAGGGCGTGGTCAAAGGTCTCAAAGGAGACCAGCAAGGAAACGAGCCGGACTCGCAAAAAGTCGGTTAGCGACTACACCAGCATGCGCAAGGGCGTCCTGAAGCAGGTGACTGCAATCAGTTCAAGCTCTGCTCAGACATGGTCGAAGGTGTCAAAGAGCACTGACAAAGAAACTAACCAGACCCGTAAGAACTCCATCAGTGACTACACCACCATGCGGAAAGGTGTCCTGAAGCAAATGGACGCCATCAATAATGGCGTAACCGACTCCGCCAAGAAGACCGCGTCAAACTTCGGCGATGCTCTTGGCAAAATGAAGAAGTACGCCGCCAAGGCAATGGGTGATACGGTCGACCAGCTCAACAAAGGGATCAGCGCGATTGACAAGGTGCTGTCCCAATTTGGCGGTAACAGTCAGGTCATCAAGCCGGTCAAATTCGCACGTGGTTCAAATGGGAAGCTGACTCACAACACGATCGCCATGGTTAACGATGCCACTTCCGGCCCTCGTCAGGAAGCGATTGTTCGCGGTGGGCAGGTCTTTATTCCGCGCGGCAAAAACACTATTTTGCCGCTTCAAAAGGGCGACCAGGTCCTGAACGGGGCTCAAACACAAGAGCTAGCTCACAGCTGGGGGCTTGAGCACTTTGCAAAGGGTTCCGGTGTCTCCAAGTCAGAGCTCCGCAAGATCGCCAAGCAGGGCGATGCTAATCCGGCTAAGGCCTTCCAAAGCAACTTCACCAGCCAAATCAAGCCAAGCGGTTCCAAGCTTGAGCGTGGGACTACAGGACTTGCCAAGCGGTCATCTGCTAGCTACGGCATCCCTTGGATGAAAGCCATTTGGGATGTGATCGAAGAAGCAATCGGGTCCGGATCCGGTAAGGGCGGGACTCGTGAAGCTTTCGAGAAGTACGCTGAAGCGCACTTTGCAGGCAAGCCTTATTTGATGGGTGCGTCTGGCCCAACCTACTACGACTGCTCAGGCATGGTGTCGACTGCTTTGCGGCATTTTGGCATTAATATCGGCAGAACGACTGTTGCAATGCAAGAGTCTTCCGGGGTCACTAAGCTTGGTACTGACATTGACAAGGATACTACTGGCGACCTTGTCATCTTTGGCCATGGCACTGGCGCTGCAGGCCACGTCGGTATTGTTAAAAATACCAAGAACGGCACAATGTTCAACGAAACTCCGCCATCTGCCCGTGTCTCACGCATCAGCGACGACACGAGCATGGGCTATGGCTACTACCGGGTCAACGGTCTGCACGATGCTGCAGCCAAGAAACAGTCCAAGTCAAACAGACTTCAGAAACTTGCCAAGCGGGAACTTGGCTCTGTTGCCCTGAAGTGGATCACCAAAAATCTGCAAGAAGAGATTGCATCGGCTGGATCTGCCAATCTGACGGGTGACCAATCCTCCAAGATCAAGGAACTCGCCAAATTGTTTAAGAAAGCCGATCCTAATGCTACCAAGGCGGGGATCGCAGCCATCGTCGGCAACTGGCTCTTTGAGTCAGGCTTGAACGCCGGTGCGGTCAACTCTAGTGGTGGTGCTAGTGGGCTTGGCCAATGGTTAGGTGGACGTAAAGCCAACCTGATCGCTTTTGCCAAAAAGCATGGCACGAGCTGGTCCAATGCCGGCACGCAGGTCTCTTTCGCCGTTAGCGGTGAAGGATCGGACAGTGCAATTCTGAGACGAATTTTGGAAGGGCGCGGCTCAGTTGCCAGTCTGGCCAATGCGTTCTCAAGCCAGTGGGAGCGCGGCGGCTACAATGCCCAACACGTTGCCGGAGCTCAAACAGCGGCTAGCGTCCTGGGCTTTGCCCGAGGTGGTAAGCCACCGGTGGGCAAGACCGTCCTTGTTGGCGAGAATGGGCCAGAACTGGTCAAATTTGACGGCCCAACGACCATCAAGAACACGCAAGAAACTGGCAAGAAACTGGGGACTTTGTCTCAAATCTTGGCCAGCCTTGACGGCAAGGGCAAGACTACTACTGCCAATGCCAAGAAACGTGTCCGGACTGGCACTTCAACGGCGCCAAAGGTAACCATTAACATTAACGGTCCGATCGGGTCAGTCAGTGATGCCAAAAAGGTCGCAGAGATGATCGAAAACAAATTGATTGAGACGTTTGAAAAGATCGGTGCTGATTTCGGCACTGACTTGTCAATCTACTAGTGAGCTGCATGGGGAGGTGTGGATATGGCCAAAAAGAAGAGGGCTGAAAGCAGCGCTGTTAAGAAAGCAAAAGCTTTAGTTGGCAAATACGAAAAAGCTGCGGCCAAGGCCAATAAGGCCTACCTATCTGCAGAGCGGTCTGAGGCCGCGGCCCAGCGAGCAGGCAATGCAGTAAGAGCTGCTAGGTATGCCAAGCTAGTCAAAGCACAGAAGGCTGCCTATAGCAAGTACTCTAAGCTGCAGAAATCAGCCGAAAGCAAGTATCAAAAGGTCGCCAAAAAGGCCAAAAGACTGAACAATTTGAAGAAAATTTCGCGGGAAATCGCCAGTCACAAGCGGTCTGCTTCAGGTCTCTTTGAAGGCAAGGCCGCAATCTACGCGAGTGACGGCAGCTCAACGACGATTGTTTACATTTCGCCTAATGAAACCGAGTCTCAGACGATCAGCAACGATATCACTAGCTGGGCGGTTGACAGCGGTGCTCCAATGCACAGCTTCGCTAGAGTCTCTCAAATTGAATACAATGTTTCCGGTACAATCACCGGCAAGACCAGGCATGAAGCAGAGGTTAAATACGCTCAACTTAGAACGTGGGCACAAGAACATAAGCAGCTAACCTACACTGGCGACCAGTACAGTTCGCACTTAATGATTTCGTCGCTGTCTAAGTCCTACTCAGCAGATATGGCGTATAACCTTAATGTCTCGATTAGTTTCTCCCTTGTGTATACTGCTTCGATCGCAATTAGCCCGACTAAAAAGAGCAGCAAAAAGAAGACGAGCAAGTCGTCCAAAGCAGTAAGTGGTGGTAAGAGCAGGTCTTACACGACAATCACGCTAAGGCCTGGTGACACGCTGTGGGCTCTATCCAGAAAGTATGGAAAGTCGGTTGCTTGGCTCCAAAAGGTCAATGGCATCAAAAACGCAAACTTGATCTATGTCGGACAGAAACTGAGGGTGAAGTAGATGAGGCAGTTCATTCCAATCGACACAAGCAGTTTGCCGGACATCTTTGACATCCAGCTACCAGACGGTGGGACTTATACTTTTCGCATTGACTACAACGCTTATGGCGACTACTACACCTGCACGATCAAAGACAGCGATGACACGACCTTGATTACACAAGAACCATTGCTTTTGGGCAGTTTGGTCGGGATTGCAATTCCAAGCTCGTCTTTGCCAAGGGTTGACCTACGGGTTATGGATGAGTCCGGCCAATCAACTGATGCAGGTGCGGGAAACTTTGGTGATGATAATCTTGTCCAGCTCTATATTGATGACCTAGATCCGAATGGCTCAGACACCGATGACCCGACAGAAGTCCCGTTAGGCTATGACCCAGACGAGTCAGATGACGATAGTGAGGCTGATTTCTGATGACGACTATCACAACAAAAGATCCACACATCTGGTTTCAAGTGACAAAGTCAAACGGGCAAAAGCTGACCTTGCAGAGCAGTCTTGACTACAAGTCATATCCTATGGCTTTCGAAGTTAACTTTTCCAGCTCATCAACACCAGCAGACAATACGATCACGCTTTATAATCTCTCAAAGACGCACCAAGACTTTTTTAAAAAAGATGAAAAATGTTATTTGTACTTCAACTGGGGTGCCTCTAAGAAGCTGATCTGTGAGGGCTACATCAGTAAGGTGGGAATCGGACAGAGTGACGGCGTCAACACTACGATGACTCTCACTTTTACTGAAGGGACTGACTACAGCAATGTCAAGGCCAGAAAGCTGAAAGTCGATAAAAAAGTCCAGAAAAGCAAGTACAAGACCATCAAGATTAAAATACCTGGAAAGTATGTCAGGAAGCGTGAACACTACTACTCGATTAACAAAAAGGGTAAGCGTGTAGGCCACTACCGCTACCACACGGTTTACGTCAAGCCGAAGGTCAAGAAGAAGCGGATCAAGACCAGGGTAACTGCCACGACGACTGTCAGCCTTGCTTTCCGTAAGGGAAAGACCTACAAGCAGATAATCCAAGGCGTAGCTAACCAAGCAAACATAAAAATTTCAAAAATTGCCTTGGCTAAAAACCCAGTGATGAAAAAGTCATACACCGCTAAAGGCAAGCCACTGACACTGCTGGCAAAGCTGGCTAAGAGGTGCGACTCCGTGCTCACCTACGAAAAAGGCAAGCTTGTCATAGTCAACCCGAAAGCTAAGAAGACATCTTGGATTGAGATTGATGACAAGGACTTGATCAATCCGCCGACTTACTCAGAAGACGATTCTGGCGGCTCTTCCGGGTCGTGGGAGATCACTACTCCGCTCATCCCAGAGATCACGACCTTTTCAGGGATTAAGATGGAGAGTCAGTGGTTATCTGGGCGGTTTTACGTAATCGCAGGCCAGCACACCTTTGACGGAAGTAGTCCACAGACGGTTTGCACGATCAAAAACTACAAGTAGGAGGATGCGTAATGGTTAAGCAAAAAGACAAGCAGGATGCTTGGTATAACGCCATGCAGAGGCTGGTCCATGCCATCACCACCGACATCGACTGCGCATATCTAGCGAGGGTGGTCAGCTACGACAGCAAAAATCACACGGCAGACATCCAGCCTTTGGCTGCCACCAGTGACGGGGCCGAACGAGCGCAATACTTGGATGTTCCGGTTTCATTCACCGTCTATGCCCAAGATGAGCTGCTAGCGGCGCTAAAAAGCGAGTTTAAGATAATCGACAAGGAAACCGGCTCGGGGCTTGTGAGCGCTCTTCCTGGTCCTTCTATGGCCGCAGGGGTGGTGGTAGTAGTGATCTGTCTTGACCAAGACAGCGACAACTACTCTGCGGACGGAGACGTCTACAGCTTGGCCAGCTCCAGGCAACACAGTGCTAACGACTCGATAATCGTGGGGGTGATGTAAATGGCAAGAGACTTGCAACTCGACGAAAATGGGGACTTGGTTATTGACCCAGTTACTCATGATTTGGCCATGGTCTCCGGTATCGATGAGGTCGCTCAGCGAATCAAGACCACTTTATCGATCAAGTATGGCGAAATGGAAAATCTTGGCTCAGAAGCCGGAGCCGACTACCGCAATTTTTTGGGAAAGAGCTTTAGTGAAGAGGCTGCCAGAGACGATTTGACAGCAGCGCTTTTAGGCCAGGTGCCTGAGGTGCAGAGCTTGCAGGACATCACTTTCCAGAAGCTAGCCGGTCGTAAGCTGGCTGTGGGCTTTACCGCGGTCGTCGAAGATGAGTCCGGTGAAATGGAAGAAGTAAAGGAGGACTATAGCATTGAGCCTTAATTTCGGACTATCAGAAACGGGCTTTGTGGCCCCGACTTATGAAGAGCTGCTGGACGACATAGAGAGCGATTTCCAAACCAAGTTTGGGACTGACATCGCTTTGGGTGCTAATACTAACTTTGGCATTTTGGCCCGCTCCTTTGCGTGGTATTTATACCAGCTGATCGGTCAGCTTCAAGATGTCTACTACTCAGCTTTTGTCTCAACTGCTTCGGGCACCGCGCTGGATCGACTGGCAGATAACGTTGGCATCACCAGGAAGGTGGCGATGCCCGCAACTGGACAGCTCTTAATCACAACAGATGGCGAGTACTTGCTGCAGGCAGGCGAGGAGTTTGAGACAGAGGGTGGTGTGCTTTATGAGTTAATCGGTGACACGACAACCACTTTGCAAGCCGATGGCAAGACCTACTCAGCCATGGCTGATGTGCAGTGTGAAGACACGGGAGAGCTAGGAAATTCTCCGGCCGGCACGGTCACGCTGATGGCTAACCCAGACGACATGGTGCTGTCGGTTACTAACCCGCAGCCGATGGGAGGCGGGCAGGACGATGAGACCGACGAGGACTTCCGAACCCGGATCATCTCAGAGTCCAAGTCGACCGAATCGGCGACTGTCAACGGCCTGGAAACCGGTCTGTCCAACTTGCCTGGTGTAAAGCAGGTCAAGATCTCAACCGTGGCCAATACGAGCGACACGGCAAGCGACCTGGTCTACATCTACGTGCTTGGCGGATCCGGTCAGCAAATTGCCGATGCTATCGCTGAGCATGTGGCGCTGGGGACTCAGCTCCGTGGCAGTGAGACTTACCAAGTCGCTGACTACACCGGAGTTAAGCGTGATTATAGCTTTAGCTGGGCAACGAGCGTGCCAATTTACGCGCAAATCAATATAACCAAAAACAGCGCTTGGAACACTGAAACGTCGGCAGGTGAAGTCCAGGAAGCAGTTGCTGACTACGTCAACGGTTTGACGATGGGCTCAACTGTCCGATGGACAAAGCTCTTCCCGGCTATCTATGCGATTGATGGCGTGGAAGAAGCCGAAGTGACGATCGGTAAGACGGCCGACTCACTGGCAAGTGCTGACATAGCTTTGGCCAACGAAGAAGCCCCAACGTGTTCGACCGATCAAGTAAAGGTGGTGGTGTCATGACGACCGACGAAGTTATGGCGGAGATGAGCGACTACTGGGCTAATGACTCTAACAGTAACTGGTACAAACTTTTTGACAGTTTTGTCAGCCGCGGTAATGATTTGTCAGACAATGCAGACACCGTTCGTGACTGGCGAGACATCTCAATGGCCAGTGGAGCAACACTGGACATGATCGGCCAGGACAAGGAAGTGCCCAGAGTTGACGACGACGATGATTTTTATCGCTGGCTGCTAAAGATCAAAGCCATGGTCTTTGTCAACGATCCCACGATCGATAACATCGAGCGGATCGTAACATCGGTTTTTGGCACCAGCAATTTTGAGTTGGAAACCGAACCTGGAAAAAACGGCGTCAAAATAACTCTCCCGGCGTCAGTCCTGCCGCAAGATCTTAACAAACGTGCAATTCTTTTGGACTACATCCAGAGTTTGCCGGCGGCTGGCTTTAGCATAACTTTGGCCTTTACGTCTCAAACAAATGCGGTCGTTTATGTCAGTGTTGGCCAGGTCGTCCACACTACGACTACTTCTAACGCAAATGCTGATCAAGTGGGCTAATAGGAAGGAAGTGATTAAATGGCATCTTATAACGACACAGTCTTAACTAACAACGGGATCGCTATCCTCAACCGTGTTTTGGCTGGACAGTGCACAGTCACCTTTACACGAGCGGTTAGCTCAATTTCCGACTATAGCGGTAAAACACTGTCCGAACTCCAGGCTTTAACAAATCTTGATAGTATCGAGCAAACCGGCGTGGCCACGCGGTTTGACGTCCAAAGCAAGTCGATGGTCAGCATCGACCTGCTCTTTACTAACAAAGACTTGCAAAGCACCTATGAGATCAAAACGATAGGCCTCTACGCTAAAGCATCGGACTCCAGCACGGAAGTGCTCTATGCTGTCGCAACCGCATCAGACCCAGAGACAATGCCAGCCTATGTTGACCAAAAGCTGGCCAAGTTTACGCTTACTTTGTACACAAAGGTCGGACAAGCTGACAAGACAAGCATCACGATCACGACCGAAGGCGTAGTCAAGTCTATCAACAGCACGATCAAGCCGGACGCTAACGGCAATGTAACCATTTCCTACTACTCACAGGCGGAGGTTGACCAGAAGATCAGCTCGCTCAGTAGCATGATCGACAGCTTGAACGGGTCAAAGACCAGCAACACAGACTTCAACGCTTTGAAAAACCGGGTAGCGGCTAATGAGTCTGGCAAGGCAGACAAGACCAGCGTCTATGACAAGGGGACTGCTGACGGCCGCTACCTGCAGAGAGACGCAAGCACGACTCTCAAGTCTGGCTCAGTACTGAGATGGGATGACTCTGGTCACGCCAATGACGACAATAACGTCCCTTACACGGCAGGCGGCCTCCTCTGGTCCGGCAAGACTGACAATGCCGAAATCAGAGCAGAAGAAACGGCTCAAGATAACCTGGACCTGGTCTTCGACCTTGGCGATGATGGTTCGAACAACGTCGACTTCCGCTGGAACAACGTCAGCAAGGCCAAGATTAACTCATCGGGGAAGTTCACGGGCCATGTAGACTGGGCCAATGTAGACGGCAAGGACACATACAGCAGATTTGAGATCGACAGCAAGGTCAACGCTGCCAAAGCGGAAGCCAGCGCTAAGGCAGACCAGGTCCAGAATAATGTCAACGGTTTGAGCAGCAAGGTATCAGACATTCAAGTTGGTGGTAAAAACCTTCTCAGAAATACACGGGCATTAGACTCAAATGTGTGGATCAATCGTGATGCATGGCCGACAGCAGGCTACTACAAAGATTGTCAAATCCGTCAGAGTAACACTACTCAGTGGAATGGTTTCACACAATACATAGAAGTTAGGGAGGGAGAAGATTACGTCTTTTCCGTCGACGTAAGGTCTGGAGATGGAGCCAGCCATGCCAATGTCGCTGGGTTCTACATTTCGCTTTACGGCGACAAAGAAGGTAGTTACACTAAAGCATCTTCGCCTAGCGATAATCAGCTTTTCACCTATACTCCAACATGGCAACGACTGTCTTTCCAAGTTGAAATTACTTCCAACGGTTATGTCAAACCACGAATCGAACGTACAGAAAATGCTGGCGGAATGCTGCAATTTGCCCGTCCGAAATTCGAGAAGGGCAACATTCCCACAGACTGGACGCCAGCTCCAGAAGACCTTGAAGACGCTGCTGATGCAGCACTAAACGGATTGACAGAAACTTCAAAATTTGCATTGTCAGTTTCAGCCAAAGCTGAGGCCAACGCAAACAGCATCCAGGCGCTGAGCGATAAGATTAACGGCGCCAGTTACGTTTCAACTACACGTACAACTGGCGAAAATCTTAATAGTTTTATCGAACTCGGTTCATACTATTTCCCTAGCTCTGCAAACTGTACCAATTGTCCGATTGGAAAAAACCAAACAGACTATGGCGATATTTGTGTAGAAAACAGGCAAGTTGGAAGAACTATAGTACAAAAGTTTTATGAGCTAAAGCAATACAATACTGTGTGGATCCGCACCACAACCGATAACGGATCTACTTGGGGTATATGGGCGTCAATTTCCGGCACGTACTATAACTTCTAAAAATCATAATTGTACGTGCCGGAAATTGACGAAGACTAAGGAGGCCAATCATGGCAGAAGAAACTCAATCAATTGAAGTAACCAAGACGCAGGCAGAGATGATCACTGACCTGCTCAGCAACTTTACCTACGGCTACCGCTCTGACGTGGACGTAGACTGTCAGCGTGAGCTTGTGGAAAAGTCTAAGGTAGGCCACTACCCTTATGCTCCAGAAGCGCCAGGGGCTGATCTTAAGCAACCAGTTTACGACTGGATCAATGCTACCTGGACCGAGAAGGCTGCTGACACGATCAAAGAGCTGTCAGCGCAAGTAGATGAGCTGCAAGCAGGCAAGGCAGCCTTGAACAAGCAGAATGAAGCTTTGCTGAAGATGGTGTCAGCAATCAATGCCAACTTCGGCGGCATGTCTGCTACGATCAACCAGCTTGCTCAACAGCTTGCAGCAAAGACCACTGAAGAAACCAAATAAGGAGGCAGAATATGGCATCAACTTACTACATTTTAGATCCAGACTGGCTCGCACCTACCTACAAGATGGAGTACGACTGGGGCTGGATTGACAAGGCGACCGTCCAATCTTACGTAAAGCTTGGTTACATCACAGGCAAGGGCTACAAGCTCATCACAGGCGAAGACTATGAAGAAGCTTAGAAGCGGATCGCCTCTTCACCTCATCGTAGGACTGGATCTTATCGTGACTGGCTTGATCCTGATTACTAACAACAAATACTTCTTCTGGCCGCCTCATCCGAAGATTATCACGGCTATCCTCAACGACGACATAGTAGGAGCAATCGGTACGCTGACAGGCATTTGCCTGATCTGGTGGGCTTACTCCAAAGTCAAGTCAATCAAGGCAGATCACTGGCTGATTACTATTGCTACTGGCTACTACACGATCCTCAGTATGACAGAGTTTTCTCATGCGCTGTTTTCACCAATGGGCGAGCCGCACATGTTCGTGAGCGGGATCGGAGAGCTGGTCATGGCTCTGGTGACGTTATACATGGCTAAGCAAAGTCCTAGCGGAGAAGAAGGCGACAGAATAAAGAAGAAAGGGTGAGACATACGCACTGGCAAGATTTAGCTACGAAGGTCTTACCCTTGGTGGTTAGTGTCATCACTGCTTACTACTCATACAAGCTCAACAAGGCCAAGTCAGAAAGGGAGACTGCTAAAGATCAGTTTGACCGTCTGAATGACGAAGCTGAGAAGATGAGGCGTGAGCGTGATGAGTACTACGAAACGATTAAGAAGCAGGATCAGCAGATTTTGAAGTTAAAGAAGGATCTGCTTATTCAGCAGAGTGAAGCAAGACAACGGGAGGCAAAGAATGACAGTTAAAGACTGGATCTACCTGGCAATGACAGTGGGCGGCTACTTGGTAGCCGTGATCGCTGGGCTTTATGCCAAAAACAAAGCCAAGATCAACAGAGCGACGGCGGCAGGCAAGGTGATGGATGTAGTCGGTCAACTCGCTACCTACGCAGTCCACGAAGCTGAACGCACGGAGATGAGCGGAGCCGGGAAGCGCAAGTGGGCTGCGGAAGCAGTGTCACAAGGCCTTGACTGGCTTGGCATCAAGGACGTGACGCCGATTGCCATCAACGGCGCGATTGAAGATGCAGTGTCCGCGATGAACGCAGCATCAAAGGAGGGAGTTGATCAACCGGCGGTATCACAGCAGACCGTAGATCAACCAGCAGCATCAAAGGAGGAATCTAAAGATGACAAGTAAGACATACGGTGTGGACGTGGCAAGTTATCAGCCGACCGATTTGGCGGCCTATCATAAAGCTGGGGCCAGCTTTGCGATCGTCAAGCTGACCGAAGGCGTTGACTATCTCAACCCAAAGGCGTCCAATCAGGTGGCAAGCTCCCGTGCTAACCACCTCTACACGCACGCTTACCATTTTGCCCGCTTTGGATCCTCAGTCAGCCAGGCAAAAAAGGAAGCAGCTTACTTTATCAAAGCCGCAAAGAAGGAAGACATCAGCCAGAAGCGGATGCTCTGGCTAGACTGGGAGTCTGGTAGTGGCAACGTCGTGACTGGCCCTAAGACATCCAACACTGCGGCGATTCTGACCTTTATGCAGGCGGTTAAAGATGCAGGCTGGCGCCCAGGCCTCTATAGCGGTGCATCCCTGATGCGGACAGCCATCGACACCAAGCAGATCGTCAAAAAGTTTGGCACCTGCCTCTGGGTGGCTAGCTACCCTACGATGGAGGCAATCTCATCAGCTGACTTCGGTTACTTCCCGTCAATGGGCGGGGTAGCCATCTGGCAGTTCACCAGAAACTGGAAGGACCTGGGTGTGGACGGCGACGTGGCGGTTGTCGATCTCAACGCCAGTGCATCCCCAGCCCAGGCCAAGCCAAAACCAAAGCCTAAGCCTAAGCCTGCGGCGACCGACTTTAAGGGTGTTGTAAAGGTTAACAACCTGGGCGCTGGCAAGGCTTCCTGGAAGGTTCGGCTGCTCTCTAAGGACGGGCACTACACTGACAGCTACGTCCCTCAAGGGTCATCTTGGAAGACAGCCAAGATCATGACGATCAAAGGCAAAAAGTGTTATTTAATCGGCAAAGATTTGTGGATCCCAGCTGAGTATGTGACAGTAGAATAAGAAGGAAATAGCCTCAAGATGCTAAAAGCGTCTTGAGGCTATTTTTTTGCGTTTTTTCGAAAAAAATCTAAAAAAAGGCTTGCATCTACTTTATAAAGTAGTACACTATAGGTGTAAGGATTAAAGGCCAAGGGCCAGGAGGAAAATAAAATGACTGCTAAAAAAGAACTTATGGAAAGCGCTTGGAAGATCGCTCGGGAAGGCCAAAAGGCTTTCGGTGGTAAAGTTTCAGAGTACTTTGCCGAAGCCCTGAAGATGGCTTGGGCACAAGCCAAGAGCGCCATCGACATCGAAGCCCTTGAAAAGAAGGGCTTCAGCCGTTGGACTAAAGGCAACATGGACCGCCTTTACTTTAACATTCAAAATAGTGGTCACATGGAAGTTGACCACTACAAGACTGGTAACATCAGCTTTGCCAGTGTTGACGGTGAAGAAATCAGCCACCGCTTCGCTGGCCAGATCCTCGCTGTTAAGTGCTTCATCGACTTGAAGAATGACAACCGACTGGTTGTCCAATACGGTGGCCCTGAAGCGCGGGAAGTTGTAGAAAGTGTTGTAAAAAAAGTTTTGGCTTAATGCTTGCGTCTACTTTATAAAGTAGTACAATAGAAATTGTAAGGAGGAAAATAAAATGGCTGCCAAGAGAAACATTAATATCAAAGTCCTGGAAAAGAAGGGCTTTAGGCGCTGGACTAAGGGCAACAAGGACCGTCTTTACTTCAACGTTGAAAAGTCTGGATATCTGGACGTTGACTACTACAAGACTGGTAACGTGCGTTCGGCATATCTCAACGGTGAACGAATCAGCAATGCTGAAGCCTACCGTCTTATGTCAGTTAAGTGCTTTATCAATTTGAAGCACGACAATAATCTCGTTGTTCAACGTGGCGAACTTGAAGCTCGTGAAATCGTGCGTGAACTCGCAGAAAAGGCTATGCAATGATTTTTTAAAAAACGCTTGCATCTACTTTATAAAGTAGTACAATAAAGATGTAAGGATTAAGGGGCGAGGCCCCAAGGAGGAAAATAAAATGTTAACTAAAGAAGAATTTCAAGCTTCAATCGTTAAGGGTATCAAGGCTGGGCGCCTTGATCCATGTAACGGAGTAGAATTTGGGGAGATCTATACAGATCGTCCCCAGTACTACTGGACGGTGGAAGATAACCAAGTCATCGAAGAGTCGTCGCTCTATGTTGACGACGAACAGCCAGAATTCCGCTTTGGCATTACTATCAGCAACGTTGAGGAGTACGCCGAAAAAGACTTTGGCGAGCTCTCAGACGATGAGATTAAGCAGGCTTTGCTTGATATCGTCGACGAGTACGGAGTTGATGACTGGTATGATCAATACCAGCAGTCACTGGAAACGGAGGTTTAAATGGGGAAAGTTTCAGAAGCCCAAGCCCGGGCGGCCCGCAAATGGGACGCAGAGCATAGGGAAAAAATGAGGAAGTCAGCCGCTAAGTCTAGTGCAAAGCGGTTTATACTGAAGCTGGCCAACGAAGATGAGCTCGGAGAGGTCCAGCAGTGGTTAGCACAACGTAAAGAAAACGGAGGAAAAGAAAATGACTAAGTTTGAACAGATTGAAAACTTTATGAGCGAGCTTCTGGACAAGCTTCCAGAAGATGAACAAGCTAAGGTAGACCACCAGATCTACTATGACACGGACAAGAACAGCTTGGAGTTCATGCTCAACGTCAACGGCACGAGCCCGCATTTCTGGATGTACTATGACCCAGCAAAGGGTGCTACGGCCGACTGGGGAGCTGTTGAGTGCTGGATTAAGAAGGGCAGCACGATGGAAGGTGCTATCTTCCATGACGGCGACATCAAACCAGCCAAAGAGTTTAACAACGCTGCCACTTTTGACGGCGACCTGGCCGAGTTTGTCCGGACTGACTTGATCGACGCTGGGTGCTTGACCAAGCTCCGGGAAGGAATTGACTGCTACTACGTGGTCAACTCCCCAGACGACGGAGACCTGCATGACACCTTTGCCGTCAAGTTTGACAGCTTGGAAGAAGCTGAAAAGTATCTCAACACTGAAGAAAACAACTTCCGGGAAAGAGAACTTTTAACGGACCAGGAGTTTTTGGCCGACTGGTCTAAGCCGGCTGAAGCTTATGTCATCGAAGAAGAAGCCATTCAGGACGGCTTTGTCTGGGACGACGGCTTCGAGAGATGGCTGGAAATCCCAGTTAAAAACGCTTGACGATCAAGCGCTTCCGGGTTAATATAGAAACATAACTTCCTCACTTCTGTGGGGGTGATCCGGAGGACACTGTAATACGTCTGGATCTTTATGATTACTTCCCCACGTATGTGGGGCTGATCAGGCTTTCGAGCCTGCTTTTT